CTCCTCGATTCAGATTACGCCGCTTGAACGGGGCGATGGAATGTTGAGAGGAGAAGGTGTAGGAGAAGTGTAGGATGGTTGTATAATGTTATACTCGAAAATTTGATCGGACGCGGCTTCGATGCCGCCGCCTACACTGAAGTAGAACACAATTTTGTGGGCGAATTGGATTCGACGGTAAGACAAGTACAGATGAACGCAACCGGATAGGCGATGTCCCTAAGACAAGCAAAAACCTAAACGACACATTCACACAGAATGGCTACATGTCGATGTTTTTGGACCAGAACGCTTACGCGACTGTCTAAAACGGAGCTTGGCGCACTTGGCAACAGGACGCGCTACACCAAACCGGACGGCCTCAAAACTGTCCGGTTTGGCATTTCACTCCTTGGAGACTATATTATGATATGCGCGGAATGTGTGAAAGAAGGCGAACGTTCGACCATCTATGATTTCGGCGGGTCCACGGGTTTCGATGCTCGCGTGGTCATACATGGCAAACCTCTCCGCGTGGAAGTAACTCGAACTTCGGTCGCATAATGTTTTCCTGCATCGTCCCAACTATGCATCGTGATCCGGCATTTCCTATTTTTCTGGCCGATCTTGTGCGCTTCCATCTTATATCAGAAGTAATCCTGATTGATAACGATCCATCAAGGCGCCCCTATCTTCCAGTTTTTAACCACCCCAAAATTATTCTTCTTGAACAAGAAACTAATATTGGAGTGAATTGTGCGTGGAATCTTGGTGTGGACACTTCGATGGAGAATCACTTGTGTGTGATTAATGATGATGTTCGGGTTGATCTTCGCATTTTCTATCGGGCCGAATCTCTATTAGACAACTCCAACACAGGGGCATGTTTTATAAGTTTAGGAGACCATCCTTCCATTACTTCGCAAGTTCCGTGTTCTTCTGGCACCATTGACATTCGCCCGCACACAACAGAGCACCTATGGGGCACCGGAACATGCTTTTTCATCCATAAACGAAACTGGGAACCCATCCCCGAAGGCATGAAAATTTACTGTGGGGATAATTGGTGCTTTGAAGGGCAAATCCAACAAAGAAGAACCAACTATCTTCTGGAGAATGCCATCTGGAACACTCCGAACTCTGTGACCTCTAGATCATTCGAATCCGAGTTTTCAGAAAAGGACAAAGAACTCTACGCCAAATACAACACCGAGAGGATCAAACGCAATGCAATTTAGCTACTGTATGCCATCGATGTGGAGATATCCCCCAATCCTGAAATTTTTGGAAGACTTAGTGATGTTCGACCGAATTGATGAGCTTTTGATCTGGAACAATGATGAGGTTCGGAGACAGGCCGTTATTCGAGACTACCCTACCACACTGTTTGATCATCCGAAGGTTCGTCTTCTTGGAACCGGAAACAACATCGGATGTAATCGAGCATGGAATGGGTTGGTGCGAGAAGCCAAAAATGAAGCAATCTGTATGAACAATGATGATAACATATGGCCCATTCAAACACTATTCAGGGTTGAAGATCATTTGTCCGAAGAAAAGCCACTCATCTGCATGTCGGCAGGAGACCCCGTTTGGCACCAACCGCCCGTAGAAACGGGAGTGTGTAAAGTTGTAAAATGGAATCCCGGAGAAAGTACATTTGGAGCAGGGTGTTTATTCTTTATCAGAAAAGATTTTTGGGCACCGATTCCAGAATCTTTGAAAATTTTCTACGGCGACAACTTTTTTTGGGATACGTGTCTAATCCGTGGGAAGCCGGTGCATTTACTTATTGATTTCATGTACAAGACCCCGTTTGCACAGACAACAAAAGAAATACCTAATCTCAATCAGCTTATGCAACAAGAACATCGCATGTACGGGGAGGAACTGAGGAAATGGCAGACGACATTATAGATAAGTTTAAACAATATTACGAGGATGCCTGTCGCCGTCAAACCGACATTAATTTTCATTTGCCAAAACTCTACGAACTGGCTATGCACTGTCATCATGTCACCGAATTTGGCGTTAGAGAAGGACAAAGCACACGCGCATTCCTGTTTGCCGCTACACGAAAGATTGGACCATCTCTCCGAAGTTATGATATCGATATACATCCTGTCGTCACGTATCTTTTTGAAGAAGCGCGAAAGGAAGGCGCTGATGTACAGTATATCAAAGGCAATACGCTGGAGATTGATATTGAATCGTGCTGTATGCTTTTTATAGATAGTCTCCATACCTATGAACAGTTGAAAGCTGAGTTAGATCGACATGCTGGAAAGGTATCTAAATATCTTGCTTTTCACGATGTAAAAAATATGGGTCTTGGAGCATGGGACACCGAACCGCGAGGATTGTTGAACGCAATTTTAGATTATATGATAGAGCATCCGGGCGAGTGGAATCCGTACTATAACACTATTTCTAATAATGGAATGTTAGTTCTTAAAAGATCGTTCTGGAGCATTGACAAACAGCCCTAAATGTAGTATACTTCACCATAAGCTCAAAGGAGGCTCAAATGATCCGAACCACTTTTCTACTTTTGATGTTACTCTGTACAATGGCAATGACTCCGCAGGAACATTTCGTCAAAGCACCGTTTCGCAATATCATGGCCCACGATACACAATGTATGACAGAGGTAATCTACAGGGAGGCACCTGACGAGTCATATGAAGGAAAAATGGCTGTCGCGACGGTAGTGGTCAACAGACTTCACTCCAAAGGCTTTCCGAAGACAATTTGTGCTGTAATATACCAGAAAGGGCAGTTTAGCTGGACAACCATGAAACTCCATAAGCCTGATCTGAAACTCTATGCCGAAGCTCGAAGAATTGCCCTGTACGTATTATCAGGACATAAACAAACTACCATAGGAAACGCACTCTATTTCCATAATTTATCTGTCAACCCCTCATGGGACCATGTGCGTCTCATTCAGCAAATAGGAAACCATGCCTTCTACGTCGCCGTTAGATGAAACCGAACTCACTGAAGCCTTACTGATCACCAAAGAATTTGAAACGAACGCCGAATTTTCCGTTCATATAGAGGCCGAGGCAAAGACCCGCAACATCACGATCTTTGAAATGCTGATGGAATACTGCACTGAATCCGACATAGAACCTATTGCGGTGGCGGGACTGATTACGAAGGACCTGAAGGAGAAGATTGAAGCCGAGATGCAATCGTTAAACCTTTTGAAGCCGAGGAAAGTGAAATGAGCGGCTTCACATCATATTGTTGGTATCTCAGCATAAAACAACATTTCACCACCGAAAAATACGATATCATAAAGAGTGGTATCATTCCCGTCACTCAGGCCACGTATGACAAGAAAGGAGGAGTGAAGTATGCCATGGAGCGTTTGGCGAGAAAGTATAGTGAGAGCGATTTGTGCCAGTACTTTATTGCCAATTTTATCAACGGGGACCGCTATGGTGGTATTTTTTCCGAAGAAGGACCCGCCATATATCTCGACTGGATGAAGCGCAAAGAATCGTTGAGTTACATGTACGAACAGGACCTGACGGCATTATCAGGATGGATTTCAGAAGAGTGTAAACTTATCGAACACCCCCAGAAGAAACATATTTGGGAATGCGTAGGGGGTAAGCATCCAATTATCCTTCGGCTGTATCTCAGTAAACGTATCATGCTGGAAACGCTCGTGATTCTTGAGCAGTTGTATAAATACAGAGCACAACTTGATGAAACTCTTGCATATGATCCTGTGTGGAAAAGTACATCAAAACTTCTAGGAAAAAGCATTCCTTTCATCGACATAGAAGTATCGACTTTTCGAGAAATTACGGAACGCATCTTTTCCTAGGCTATATCATGGCTTTACCACAACCGCGTAAAACCTATTTCAACCGTACCACAACCAAGGAGTACCACAATGTTTAAAAGTTTCAGCGACATGAAGAAGTCCCCCGGTTCGTTCGAGGCCCTTCAAAAACAAGTAGCCGCGCTTGCCAAAGGCGGATTCTCCAAGACCGACGACAATACGAAGTGGAAGTTGGTCACGGACAAGAGCGGGAATGGGTCGGCCATTATCCGTTTCCTCCCCACCCCCAAGGAAGAAGAGTTCTCGGTCGTCAAGCTGTACACGCACGGCTTCGAAGGCCCAACCGGAAAGTGGTGGATTGATAATTGCCCCACGACCATTGGTGAAATCTGCCCCGCGTGTGAGAGCAATACAATCCTCTGGAACTCGGGCGAAGCGGGTCAGGAAATCGTGAGCAAGGAACGCAAGCGCAAGTTGCAGTTCATCTCCAACATTCTGGTCGTCAAGGACCCCAAGAATCCGGACAACGACGGCAAGGTGTTCCGTTTCAGTTACGGGCCGCGCATTATGGCAAAGATCACGAGTGCTATGAAGCCTTCGGACGACGAAATTGCCTTGGGCACAGAAGCCGTCGAAATATTCAATCTATGGGAAGGCGCAAACTTCCGTCTGACCGCCAAGAAGGTCGCGGGACAGCAGAACTATGACGATTCGAAGTTCGATGTTATCTCACCTGTGGCGGAGACGGACGAAGAGATCGAAGCCATCTGGGAATCGGAACATTCGCTGGCGTCATTGGTTGCGGCAGATCAGTTCAAGCCATATGACGACCTGCGGAAGAGGATTCTGTTTGTGCTTGGAAAGGACGCTTTAGCTCCTATTGAAGCAACCGACGAACCCGAAGCGACAGAAGCCGAACCTGTGGTTGCCGCTGAAGCAAAGGCACCGAAGGCCAAGGCAAAGGCCGAGAAGCCCGCCCCGGTCGCCAAGGAACCCGAAGCAAAGGCAGAAGCGGTTGACGATGACGCCGAATACTTTGCGTCGTTGGCCAAGAAAAAGAAGTAGATTTCACAGTACTAAAGAAAAGAGCGACCCCTCAAAAGGTCGCTTTTTTCATTAGAAGATTCTGGTCTGTCGTTTTTCTTCGGTGCGTTGGAATGTCGGATTTGGTGTTCGGGCGCTCGGCATTCCGGGGTCGGACGACTTGCTAGAACCTCCTCCACCACCGTTATGGTTGGTGATATTATTAGTGGTTGGAGCAATGATGGTTGGAGCAGACGATTCTGAAGCCCCCTGCTCTAAGGCATCCCCACTTGTTGAGGTTTTTGTTTTAATGAACGTTCCTTTATTTTCTATTCCGAAATATTCATTAAAATTGCGTTCCATGCTTTCTCCAACTATACCTTTTGCATCATGTGTTAATGGGGCATAGGGAACATTATATGAATCGCGTTGAAGTTTTCCAGTATATAAATCTTCGGTTTGTTGCGACCCAACACCACCTTTCTTTTTATTATCTTCCAACATTTGCGGAACCGTCATACCTCGACGTTTTGCGGCTTGTTCCAGATACGAATTTTCGTGATCAACTCCTTCTTTGATTCCCGCAGCGGTGTTCTTTTTAAGGTCCCAAAGTTGTGCGAGATCATAAAAATCCTTCATTGTCACTCCCACAGCGGCTAGTCCAAGCGCAATAGGGCCAGCAACGGCTAGTCCTGCTACGACAGCATCTACAATGGCCCCTAGAACGGCGATAATGGCCATTCCAGACCCACCGTCACTTCCGGTCATCCCACCTTCAACCTTCGACGGCTCTTCCTTTTCAATGCCCGATTCGGCATATTTTGGTTGGGGTTGATCCTGACCTTCCTTTTTGAGTCTATTTTCGTCTAACGTTTCGTCTTTAGTTTTCTGTTGTTC